TCACCATTGACATCTGCAAAGTCCTCATTAATTGTCTCATATCCCGGCAATCCAATAACATATCCTGTTATATATACAACATCACCAAAGTCAACAGTACCGTCACCATCTGCGTCGCCACCCGTCACTATGGTATATGTTCCTGATGATATCGTGTATGCTATATCTACACATTCCGGTGTATCATCCGTAAGGGTTGTCACGGTCAGCGTGAGAGCACATGTTGATCCACCTGCTACCGGTGCAAGCGCAACGTTCGCAATCGTGAAATTATCTAACCCGGCGGATTCTCCTTGGAACGCACCTACTCTTATCCAGCCATCAGCAATATTCGCGATATTCATATAAGTGTGATCCATGTCCCCAGATGCCACTTCGGTTACCGTCACTGATAAAGGATTATACGTCAGAGTAACATCACAAGATCCTGCACTGCCGGCATTAACAACCGTGATCGGTAATGTAATAATTCCCGTCGCATCTCCTATCGCAATCACCGCGTCTGTTGCTGGCGGCTCCACGTCTGGACATGTATACGTAAGATCGACTGGAACTAAATCAACTGGTAATATTTCCGTAGCTCCAACAATCGTATCTCCAGCCACAATACAATCGACTGACATCAGTGCTATCTGATACTCCCCCGCCGGCGTACCTGGATCGGCCAGATTCGTTAATGCAAATCTAATATAATTCCCTTGATTTGACCAACCTGTTCCTGATAATACTGTCCACGGACTACCCGTAAAGTCAATATCTGTTATATTAATAGCCGCCGGATCGAAATTAATATCCGCCTGCATATACATCGAATCCGCACTCGTGTTGACCATTAATCTAATGTCAGCCCCATCCTGCACCATCCACATCGAAGGTGCATCGTCAGCCGCTACTGTAGCGACCGATGCGATTAATAGTGCTATCGCTAATAAAATTATCTTCATCATATTATTTTATTCCCCCTAATTTAAATGCTATCTAAACAAAATAGTGAGGGTATTACCCCTCACGCCACAAATGATATCTTCCAATCGTCACCCGCAGTGCCCGTCTGAGCAATTGCGATATAAAGATCGTCACCAGTTGTGTCATAATATGTCTGTCCTATAAAACTCGGTAGAGTCGAAGGTGTGCCCGCGTCTACGAGACATAATGCACCACCGTTAATAGTGAGACTTTTCACATCAGTTACATGAAACTGATTTAGTCTTATCGTATCCATATTTTTATACCTCCATAAAAATAAAAGGTGAGTGATAAATCACTCATTCCCCAATTATATCTGCGATTCCGCGCACTGGTCCATCTACACCGGCAGTCGTTATAACGATCGTATTCAGAACATACACTACCGCATCCTCAGCGTGTGTTGCGGCTGTAGTTCCGAAACATCCTCGTGAACAACCTGTTAGCGTACCAGCCGTAGCTGCGCCACCTGCGGCATATTTTATAATCTCTGTTCCGATTCCAACATACCCAGCGGCAGGGATTTGTGCTGCTGTCATCCCGTCGTAAGCCACCGTGGTCTGTGTTGCTGTTGCTACTGTAGTTGCTGTTACCGCACCTGCTGCGTATACTGTCGTTCCGACTGTACCATCAACGCCGTTCACCTGAACTGCGCCAATTGGATCATCGAAAATGATATGATCGCCCGAAGCCGTTGTTGGTGCCTCGAATTTCATCGTGCTTCCACCAAGATTTGGTGAAACGTTATAAACTGTTCCTGCTATTAATGCCATGTTAAATTACCTCCTAATTATTAATTTGTATATATAATAGTAATTTGTAACTATTATATATACGATGAGATACTCAATCTGCTATCTCAGTAAGCTGTCCCATGCCCTCAGGGAACTTATTGATGAACGTCCTATACGTTGATAGGAAGAACTTCTCGCTGTCCCCAGTCTTCGCCAGTCGCTCAAACGAAACATCCTTTAAAACCCTCTGTTGCAGGAAGTTCGTATTGACGCAGAATAGGCGTCTCTCAGTTGTCGCAACCGGCATAAACTGACTTGCAAGAATCGGTAGTCTTCCAACTACTGTCTGGACACTTGGAAGTTGTAAACCCCATGCTACGGTGATATTAGGATCCACATATTTCGTATAATCCATAATCTGCTCGACAAGATCATCAGCGGTATACGGATCTGTTATAATCAGGTTAGGAGCGCCCTTATTGACAAAACAGTCACTAACGAGTTTTCTAACTGCTGATAGAGTAATAGCCCCACCCTGAGGTGAAGAATTAGACGTTAAAACCTGCTGGAGTCCGTCTGGCTGGAACTGATTTGTTGCGTTGTTACCAGTAAGAATCGACGCCTCAATTGCCTCATTTACTGACTGAGTCTTATTGAGAACTTCTCTCTGCATTGAACTCTCGAAGTGAGCGCCTGCGATCTGTGCTACACCTGTTACACGTCCGGTGACACGTAGATACCTGATAGGCGCGCTTGCCTCTTCTTTGGTGTCATCTGCCTCATTTAGACTTGGATCCTCATCGCCCCACGTTGCTGCACCGCGTGCAGTAACACGGTAATACTGTGCTACTTTACCCTGATTTGTTACTTTCGGAACAAGACCTAAAAGTGGTGTCATCTTACGTGTGATATCAACCACTGCCTGATCCCAAACGATAGGCGTATATGCGTATCCTGCGACACCAGAAGCCGCACCAACGTTAACTGCCTTTGCTAATTCGCCCTCACCGGTTTCTGTCACAAGAGCCTCGCCCTTTGCGAAAGTTCGAATATGATTCATACCGTCATCATAGATTGCTTCATCCGGGAGATCCCCGAAACTCATTTTATATAGGTTCTGGTGATCAATTTCACCTGCACCATTCCATCCGTCTTTTGCCATTTTAGTTACCTCCGTAATGTGCCGCAATCACGCCTGAAAGTACGCCAGTTGCCGGAGTAGCCTCGGATTTCTCGACTATAACTTCGTCCTGTTGCGCTTTGTAAAGAGGACTTGACTTAAGTTCTTCGATTTCGGCTTCTATTTTCTTCATTTTCATGTCTGCCGGGTCGACGATCTCGTTACCATCCTCATCATACTCTTTCTCAGGCTCTTTCTTCTTCTTAGCTGCCTTCTCGATAACCTCAGCGTCCTCGATATCGCCTTCAGACTTCATAGCCGTCTGTTTACCTTCCGGTAGTGCTTTTGCATTGGCTTTAGCCGCTGCCTCAAGACCCTCGATTTTAGCTCGCATATCTTTGATTTCGCGTACGAGTCTATCGTAGTCCTCAAGTTTCTCAACTGTCTCACGCTCTTCTACCATCGTGTCAACCGTGCTCTTGATAAACTCCTCAAGCTCCGGGACTTCTAATCTTACAATACCATCTTCTTGTTCCATAGTGTTACCTCCGATTTCTACCACTTCCGCTTTTTTTATTGTGGAAATGTGATCATTATTTTCGTTTTCCTCACCCGTAATGACTGTCACGGGGTCATTGGCACGTTTCAATGCTTGAACATGTGATTCAAGCTTTTTCAACGTGTCTTTCATCTCTGCGTTCTCATTAATTATCTCTTCAAATTTTAAAACTGCCTGATCCACAATTGGGTCGGTTTCCTCGATTAATTCTATATTATTAGGACAATTATCACCAGTGCAAGCCGCTTTAAGTACTTCAAAGTAGCTTGTCTTTGATGCAGGTAGATCTACAACACTCGTTTCGTTCCATCGTGATACAATAACATTGTTTACATCTTTACCAAGTGTTGCATCCCACGCTTTTACACGTTTTGCACGCCCACCGATTGAAAGTCCCCTTAAGTTCTTCTCAACGATTTTTGTGCGAATTGATGCCACGTCGTCAGCTTGCGATATCTCTGCCACGATGAACGGCCCGTTATCCGTAAACTCCGTCTTGTATGTTTTCCCTGACGTATCGGTGTACTCAGGTATCGCTTTACCTATCGCGTCCGGGTTTCTACTATCCTTTCCATGGAAATACCGTAAGACGGGATTCTCCATGTATTTAAGGAACTGTGACTTAAGTGAATCCATATCAACACGTTCACCATCATGATCGATGTCACCGGATGAACACATTCCCGCAATGATAAGTCTGTTATCATCTCCAGTTTCAAGTTTCTGTAAATTCAAAATATATTCAAAATTATTATCTTCTTCATTTTTCTCCATTTTATAATTTCCTCCATATATCAAATAAAATTAAATAGAATAGTTTATTTAATAACTATTTATTAAAAATATAAAATTAACTGAATTATAATTTACCTAATAAATATTTAAATGCTAATTTATTAATTTCTTTCATATTTTTATCTTTTCTATCACCGTTAGTCATTCTATGCCATACACTTTTATGTAAATCCACCGGTATATTTATAATAACACCACTCATAATATGATGTTGATTACAACCTCCAAACCAAGGATTTAAATTTATACATTGATTTATATCGATAAGATGTGGTCTATCAGATGGTACAAATCCCGTCCATTCACCGGCATCATAATCTTGATCCTGATTCATTGCTGATAAACGTTCACGAAATTCATCTGTATGTTCTTTACCAAGGAAGCCACCGATGCGTCCTTTATTTGTTGCACTTATTTTCATACCAACTTCTGGACGTTTCGCGGGATTATTTTCACCGCGAATTTTATTACCTTGTTGTTTTGCAACGTTTGAACCCGCTTCATAATGATGTTCACTCGCTCGTTGAGCACAACCATCACAGAATTCCTTGTGTTTTATAGGATCGTTTTTATACTTCGGTTTTCTCATTTTTATTTGTATATCATTACGTTTCGTTGGATTTTTATCACCAACCACACTATCACATTTCTTCTTTAATATCCGTTTCGTATTATGTGCTTCTTTACGATTTCGAAAATGAATACCATAATTCTTTATCCATTCAGTAATAGTACACGCGTGACACCCATACATATCAGATATCTCAATTGGTGATAATTCATCAACAACGTATAATTTATATAGTAATTCCCGATCCGGTTTATTCTTAATCATCATTTATATTACCAATTTTATATAAGTAAGTTCACACACTATACACTCACTGTATATCTATATGTGTCCATCCTATATAAACCTTGTGGTTATAAACCTTTAAAGTTTTCCCAAATCGATCTCAAGCATCTTACCAACCGGACCCTTTTCCGCCTGTGCTTCTAATTGCTCTTTCTTTTTCTTAGCTTTAACAGAAGCCGTTTCCTCTGAATAATCTTCATTATCGATCAGATTAGTTTTATATGCATCTGCATCAAAGGTTTGTGCCGTTTCAGCTTCTTTCTGTCCTTCTGGCATCACTTATCACGTCCTCGGTATTGCTGCCGAATCATTTCGCTGATTTCGCACACTTCACCATCGTAACATCCGCCGCGATTGTGGTTTTCCTGTGTGCCTTTACCCGATCCGTCTTTTTTAGGTTTTCCTTTCATTTATACCTCACTCGTCCTTATTTTTTAGTTTCTCTGACATTTCTTCAGATTTCGATTTCATATCATCATCAGATAATAGATAATTTGGTACTACATTTGATTCATGACAGAGGTCATCATATTCTGGTATTGGATTATCAAGATTTAATTCCTTACTATAATATTTCTTTATATATTTCAAATTAGTAGCGACATTACCAATCGCTTCATCTATAGACATTGAATCATCAATTAAGAAATCATCAAATCTTATATATTTAGTATAATTATCTAATATCTCGACTCTATTATCAACGACGTCCTTCATATTAGCAACTATCTTCTCTCGTAATGCTAAATACTCAGTTCCTATAAGATTTTTATCTAACCATCTTATCATCGGTGAAAATCCACCCACGTCTGACAATCCTGCACGCTCATCAAATGAAGTTATGAAATCATCTGCCGTTCCGGCAGTACCCCAATCCTCATTATCTATTCCCCAACATCGGTTGTCACTATCAATCATCACATTTCCACTATGACGATCATAATTTCCTACCACCATATCTAAAATAACTATTTTTGATAAATCATCAAAATGATCCTCTCCTATCATTACATGCTGATCCTCGACATACTCGGAACCATCATAAGGCGTGCGTCCATCCTCTATCCATCTCTGACATGAACCATCACCTTTTCTCTTGATATTGGTTTTAATGGTTTCTGGAATAACATCCCAATCTAATATCTTTGAAATATTATAAGTTGAAACCTCTCCTGCGATAGCACCCTTATCTATCACCTTATACATTGCATTTGCATTATCATTGAATTTCGCACAGTACGATTCCGATTCATGCATACCACCAAACATGCCTAAATCTTTAAAGGACTTGAGTTCCTTCAAATTCTCCGGCGTCATCGGCAACGAGTCTTTAGGAATAACTACCTGATCAACAATCTCAGGTTCAGATTTCGCGCTCTTTATTCTTCGATAATGACCTTGTCGTTTAGCCGTTTCCTTAATCCAGATACGCTTTTCACCTTTACTCAGTGGTTCTACATCAATCTCTATTTTAGCAGCTTTTCTACTCTCGCCATCAGTCTTAAATGTTTTTTTGGTTCCGCTCTTGTGAATCTTCCATCCGGGTTTGAGTTCCCGATATGTCTTACTGTTGAGGTCAAACCAACCAGCATCCTTTTTATTACTCGTTGTTATGAAATAATCGGCATCAACTTCATCCTCGAAACACTGAACTGCATGTCCGTTAGCAAATAAGACGACCCATGCTTTTCTCTTCTGTCGGGATTTTAATAAATCCAGTGAGATCTCAACTTTACCGATCTTCTCATCCGAGTCATAAGTTAATCCATTAATTGTTATTATATCATCCGGTAAATCCGTTAGTGGCACCGTAGTGCACCGTCCATTCGGATGACAAATCGGATGTTGCCATGATTCCGCGGGGTTATTCGGGTTGACGAATGGTTTATCAACTGGTTGAACCTGTCCATGTAGACTTGCACACAATCCACAGACACGCTCTCCCTTGCCACCTTTTGCGGCAATCCACATCTTATATTCGACAACATCACTCGCTTTATATGCCGAAATACGTCCGGCGTTCTGAGCATCAATTATCTCCGATCTTGCAATCCTTTCAAGTTGCCATGGCATCATATCTTTAAAGATTTTATCTAACCGTTTCGTGATCTGACTTATCGATTCGTTATTCTGTAATGCGGTGATAAGTTCATACTTAAGGTCGCCTTCGAGTTTACTTGCAGTTTTATCTGAAAGTATTATCTCGCGCTCTTTTATGTATTCTATAGTGTTTGGATCTGGTTTCGATCCACCAAAATTGAATTCTATATTAGTATTATTATGGCTGGCAATAAAAGCATTCAAGATATGTTCAGTAAGTAATTTTCGGAAACTCTCAACACTTATTGCTGTCAAAAGTTGTCCAATAAACCCTATTTCAGCTTTTGTTAGTTTTTCATTCACTTAATCACCTAAACCAATTCTTAAAATGTTTTAAATCCATAGATTTCCACTGCGACCATTCTATTGATACTAAGAAACCAATAGTAATAATACCTAAACCATAATATTCATGCCCGACAAAGTCAAGCAAATCAAACCTATCATATGTGAAAAGATGTTCCAACATTAGGAACGTTCCACCGACTATCAGGAGCCCCGATGCGAGTTTTCTATGGTATGATGTTATTTTTATAGTCATTTAATTACCTTTTCTCACATTTTTCTATCAAATCATCGGCTACATCTTTTAATTTATTACCAGAATCTGTGATATAATATAAATATGCATCAAATTCTGCATCGAATTTCGAATGATACTTCTCATTCAATAGCTCTATAAAACCTAATATGAGTCGTAAATGTTCCCGCATATCATGAGCTGTCACTTTCGTGACTTCTTCAAATTTAACTAAATTTTCCTTTAATTCATCGTCCTGTTCGCGCATACGCATGAGTGTTGTTATTGTTTCATGTAAAAAATAAACACTCCTATCAAACTCTTCTTGAGTTGTAACTGGTATATCTTGTAATTCATCCCATAATTTATCGGGATCGGCACCTATCTTCTCGGCAACATCATCTATATCTTCTCGTGGAATATCACCAAAACGATTTTTAGTGACTGCCCATGTTGATATAGTTTCATTTTTATATTTAATCGGTATTACAGTTTCAGCAATATTACTAAAAAATGAACACTTCTTTGTATGGATTTCATCTATCGTTTTTGTGGGATCGGATGACAATTTGCCTTCCGCCTTCGCCTTCTGTATTATAGCACAAAATTTATTAAAACCGGATGGATTCGTAACTTGCTTTCCATCCTTATCAAATATGATAGATGAGACGTTGAAATATTCAGAGAATTTATTCTGGAATTCCTGAAGTTCCGTCAGGAATGTAGTACTGAACCGGTTTAATGGTGCCGGCGATTTCTCTTCGTCTTTCATCTGCTAACTCCTCTTTTAATAATGCGACATCTAAAAGCAATCCATATCCGTAGATATCTCTAAATGATTTCTTTAATGATGTCATACTAATTTCCCCACGGTCTTGAGTAATATAGAGATAAATCCTGCAATGACGCCGACTCCGACGCCTTTATCGAGTGCTCCAGATACAAGTTTATCCGAAATCGCCTTCGAGACATCGGGATCACTCGAATAATTTGTGACAAGCATTATATTAGCTGATTCATCATAATCACAAATCATTTTAGCCGCATCAATACCTGAACGTCCTGGCATTCTAACATCCACAAGACAAACCATCGGACGATGCATTACATATAGTTCAAGACCTTTTTCTGCGGATTCTGCAAACAAAATATTATCCATAAACGACTTATCGCCATGCATACACATTTCTGCCATCAGTAATTTATAATATGCCACAGAATCATCTATAATTAATATTTTATTACTTATTTCCTTCATATATCCATCCCCTTTTAATTTTCACCGATTTTGGGTTTATCGAATAATGCACATGTCCCTATGATACCCAATGATACGAGTATAGCATCTTGCGTGATTTGTCCAAGATACATTCCATAACACATCATTACAGTAATAGCACAAATAGCTATTAATGATCTTATATATATTTTGGCGAATTCGAACATCTATTCACCTTATGGATCTTCTTTCGGGCAGTTATCACCAGTGCCATTAGGTCTCAGTCTCTCGGTCTCGTGTTCGGTATTTTGAGCACACGCATCATACTGATTATCTGGCTTTGGTGCTTCGTCTCCCGCATCCATCATAATCGAAACGTCGTCATCCACACTTTGATTAACCCGTGACTGTTCTTGTAGTCTCAGTGCATCTTCACCCTGCTTCATCTCACCATTCATGTTCATAGCTGCCATTGCCGATGCCGTACCCATTACCATACCTAATACTAATAGTCCCACTAAAATTGTTTTCATATTCATTTTATTCACTCCTCTATATAATAGACTGTCGCTTGCGTTGTAACAGTTCCACCACTGAATGTAGCATTTGTAAGTGTCACAAGCTCATCGACTGCTCCCACAACATTGATATTATCCATACTATCTTGCACGAATGTCCCAGCTGCAACGAGATCAAATGAAATCATCACATCTCCAGATGTATCAAACGCCAATGTCGCCGCTGCTGATGACGCAAGGTCAATAGCACTGGTGATTCGTTGTGAAGCACAAAAGCCCAACACCCGGATTCTCTTACCTGATGTCGGTGTAAGATCGGCTGTTGTCCGTCGTTGTTACTATTAATTCCTGCATCTGCATTTCGGTAGGATATACCGTCACAGCAGGATATTTATTCTTTACCATTTATTTATCTCCATCTATAATTATTAATCTATAAGTTCTGTGAAATTATTCTCGGCTTCTTCGTAATAACCGCCCATAAACTGTAATGATAATATATTTATTTCATTCATGTTCTTATCTGTCTTTAAACAATGTCGAACATGACCATGTAATTCCGCTGGTATATGGATTACAATTGTTTTTGTTATATGATGCCTATGACACCCTTTAAACCAATCATTTAAGTAATTGACTTTAGACCAATCTCGCCAATTATTTTCTTCCCATTTAAAATGATCCCATTCATCATACGATATACCTTGTTGTGTTGCTGATATATGTTGACGGGTTTTCTCTGTTACAATACACCCTCGTTTAGATAATCCCATATTTCGATTATGTTCTTCCGAATGAATACACCCTCGCATTATACCTACAGTTCTAATTTCAATACCAGCCTCACGCAATCGGTTAATAATTGTATCAACACTACAATTATACTGTTTAGCTATTGTGTAACTATTTTCTCCAGATAAATATTTCAATTTAATTTCATCTAATGGAATATTTAATCTCTGTTTTCTACCCAATCTAATTTTAACACCAACAGATCGGAGACGTCTAATAATTGTATCACTACTACAATTATATTTTAATGAAATAGCCGCTGCTGTTTTTCCTCCCAAATATTGTAATTTAATATCATTAACTGGAATATTTAATTTTTCTTTAGAGCCACCTTTTGGTCTAATCTTAACATTAGCATCATGAAGACGGTGAAAAATTGTTAAATAACTACAATTATATTCTATTGCAAGTTCTTTTATATTCATTCCATCTATATATTTATTAATAAGTTCCGTTAAATTTAAATTTAATGTCATTTTATTTTAAATAATTAACTTAGGTAAATTATTTTCATTTTCTTCATATCCTAATAACTTCAATTGAGATAATCTCTCTGATTGGATATATAAGTTATCCGGATGCTCATCGTAAATAACATCGCCATGTTCTAAGTCGTACCCTCGTTCTTCATCTCGTAACTTATCGGTATTACCCGGCGACAATCTTATGATTATATCTTTACATTTTGATGGTTCTTCACCACGTCCTTCGATGCGGACCCATCTATATTGTCCCTTCGTGTATGTCTTATACCAAACTTTTTCATTGTTCATCCATTCGTTATTATATGATGCATCGACAGTTGGTAAAAATCTCGGTTCAACTTCATCAACTGGTATCGGATCGGTACTCATATCTCCGAGATCATCGAGATCGATTTCTATTTTTAATTTTACCATTTTATAATTACCTTATTATCAGAAGTCTATATTCGGATCAGTCGTATTGTTCGCTGATCCTATAGTGTTCGTAAAGCTCGCCGGATTCCACGCGGCATTCAATCCGCATGAATACATAGCGAAACTGACTTTTCCGGCTCCGGTGTATGTAAGTGGTGCATTATTAATTCCGTCACCATGCACAAACGTACTGAATCGCGACCTTAACTTATCGAGTGATAATACCGTAAATTCAACTGCAGGTTGACCGATAGCACCAGTGAGTCTCGAATATGATAGTAGATATGATACATCTAATGAATTAACCTGTAACGGCGAACATCCCGTAGCCCCCATTATATTAGTATCACGTATATGCACCATAGTTCCCGTTCCAGATGTGGCTAATATCTGCAATGTATTTGATCCGCACGGACACGAATGCATGTGGAATTTCGCATCATTGCCGTTGATTTCAACGTTGCCGCCCGTTATTTCTGATAGATTATTGAAAATTAACTCTTCTCCGAGTCCTAATTCTACGATATCGGCTGTGAAAGCAAGTGAGTACACTCTTCTACCGTCAATTGTCACTTTTGTATTATTAGGAATTAATAATTCATCTAATCCAGTGAACGACTGATGTAAATCAACAATTCCGCTCGTAGTGATAGAATCTATGGCATCCTGAATACTGATATATCGATTAATAGCATTCGCGCCGACATTCTTAATCGGGTCGAGAATCTTAATCTCGCCTGCAAGACCATTCTGCTGAACGTTCTGCACATAATCAACATCCGTAACATCTACCGTGGAAGTTATATCCGCACCTGTAATCGCATATCCACAGTCATCTGTGAACGTATTAAGATGCATAATTGTATCCGGATTACTCGTAAAATGTAATCCATTAGATATGATACATTGTATATATGCAATTCTACCAGTCGTACTTATCAAACTTCGACTCGGACCAAACGAATGGGAATTTGAGAATTCAACTCTCCAATTACCTCCAATATCCGGATAAGCATTATGAAAGATAGTATTCTTCACGATAACTAATGTGTTATCATGTGTCGAATCCATCACCCAATGAGTCGCATAATCGTTGAAATAACATCCATTAATAGTCATTGCGCGTATTCCACCCGAGCCAATTCCTGTGAGATTAAATGCCATTGAATTTTCAAATGAACACGCATCTAATCCCATTAACATGCCCTGATCTGCAGTTGATTCAATAAAATAACCGTTCTCAAATACAACTCCAGTGAAATTGCTCCCACTGAGTTTCCCTATGACCTCATCTGGCTCCGTTTTAATTGTTATATCACTTATATTAAATAAGTCAGTATCATCTCCACCTAATGGCCAATGATTCGAATCCACACCTGTATTATATATCACTGTAGCCTTTACCGCTGGGACACCTTCATTTGTTCTACCCTGAATAAGAATATTAGCGGTAGAATGTATTTGTTCCTCATAGATTCCGGGTTGGAGAGAAATAACACCACCATCAGGCAATGAATTAATTGCATCTTGAATCGAATAATATCTATTAACAGAATCTCCACCAACGTTTATCACATCACCCGCAGTCTGAATCATCCCACTTATTCCATTCTGTTGAACATTCTGGACATAATCAACATTAGTGACAACTACATCAGCTGTAATGTCTTCTCCGGTTATCGCATATCCACAACCGTCATTAAATGTTGACAATTGTATAATTGTATCAGGATTACTCGTAAAATGTAAGCCATTTGATAATATGCACTGTATATATGCAATCTTATTTGTTGTGCTGATTACACTCCGACTAACTCCGAATGAATGACAATTCGAATATTCAACATTCCAATTGCCGCCGACATCAGGATAAAACTGATGAAAAATAGTATTTTTCACAATAACTAATGTCGCATCATGCGTTGAATCTATGACCGAATGTGTTGCGTAATCGTTAAAATAACACCCATTAATAGTCATTGCACGGAGCCCGCCAGATCCAACTCCTGTAAGGTTAAATGCCATCGTGTCCTCAAATGAACAGTCAGATAAACCCATTAGCATATTTTGATCTGTGGTTGCTTCTATAAAATAACCGTTCTGGAATACAACACCGGTGAAATTACTTCCACTGAGTTTTCCTATGGTTTCGTCCGGCTCTGTCTTAATCGTTATATCACTTATGTTAAATACGTGATGTATCATTATCACCTAACGGATAATGATCTTCATCAACACCAGTATTATATAATATCGTAGATTTTACTGCCGGAACACCCTCGTTCGTCCTACCTTGAATAAGAATTTCGGCTCTTGAATGTATTTGTTCTTCATAAGTTCCGGGTTGTAGGAAAATTATACCATCCGCAGTTAAAGAATCTATAGCGTCTTGTATAGATATATATTTATTTATCTCAGTTCCACCAACATGCCTTATCTTACCTTGAATCTCTATTTCGCCGGATAAACCGTTATGCATCGAGTTATTCTGGAAATTAACATCCGTAATGGGAACATCTGCCGTAATGTCGGCTTCATCATCAGGAATTGGCATTTCGGCAGCATCTTCCATCTCACATCCTATCATCTTAAATGACATCGGGTCAGAAAAGAAATGAATACCATTCGAGATTGTAACGTTCCGATAAACGATTCCTCTGGTAGTATCGTAATCAGTTCGGTATGCACCGTAACTATGATAATTTTTGGCAAAATGATACCAGTCACCCTTAAGTGACAATTTCGTAAATGCTAAATGTCCACCATCTATATCGAATACAGCATTTCCGGCTGTGTGTGTGGATTCGAACCTCATGGTTTGCCACCATCCAAACCAACAATTTTCGAATACGAGATATCTACCTTGTGGCTCAACACCCGTAACATTAAATGCCGGACAGTTCACAAATGAACAATCAGCCCACGATTCGAATATCGTTACGTCTTGAAGCGATTCAATGAATGCCCCGCCTGAGAAATTGCAGGAAACGTATCGATCATTACCGAGTCTCCCAAAAGTCCCACCGTCATCCGTTTTTATATTCATATTATGAATCATATATCCATCGCCATCATTGGCACGTAATGGGTAATGATCGGGATCGGCACCGGTATTATAAAGCGTTGCAACCCTTTGTTCACTCGAAGGTGCGTTGTGTATAATTCCTTTTATGAAAAATATAGGAAAACTATGTATCTGCTCGTTATATGTGCCGGGATATACATTTATAGTCATGCCGAATACCCAACCATATTTACCATACATAAAATCGATGGCTTCTTGTATAGTCGGGAATGTCTGTTTATAAGTGTCGTAATGGAAATTCGGACTAACATATGCCACATATTGCGGCGGCATATCCGGAGCTTTAGTATAATCGAGTTTCATTTCATTTCACCGTCGTGTATGTAACGCCATCGCCGCCTGCTGTCGCATCTATATATATTTTACTAATATCATCTATCGTAATTATCACACCATCACCGGCATACAGAGGAACTCCCATTCTCGTATCTTGTGCTGCGACAACGTCAGAACCGCCAACACATACGACACCAGTATTGTCCAATTCGGCTACGATTATGACACCACTTATTACTTCAGAAGCCGCAAGTGAAACGCGAGCACCTATCCATGTCACTGTTTGTCTGCCAGATCCGATAGTCCCTGGTGTATATCCGGGAATCGCTCCAGACCCATCGCCTGAATCCGCATTGGTTGTCAACTCTACAAATCTGGCCATTATATATCACCATTATTAATATATTGAAATGCCACCATATTAATTTCATACATATTTAAACCTGTTTTTATATTATGTGGAAAATAATGTATATGTAATTCTGATGGTATATAAATGACAATACTTGACATTATATGATGCATGTGACACCCATTAAAACGTTTATTCAATTTTATACAATTCCGTTCATCATTGATGTAATCGCGATTATCTCTATCTATAAATCCTGTCCATTCTCCGGCATCATAATCTTGATTTTGCATTCTCGCTGATGATCTTTCTGATAATGTTGGATCATTAATATGTGATCGGAACGCTCCTTTTGATAATCTCTCTTTATATGTAGGATCATCGATATATGATTGAATTGTACTTTTTGATAACCTTTTTGCTATTGTGGGATCGTCAATATGAACTTTTAATACTCCTTTAGATATTCTTTCTTTATATGTAGGATCATTAATATGAGCTTTTAATACTCCTTTAGATATTCTTTCTCTATATGTGGGATCATCAATATAAGATTGAATAGTACTTTTTGACATTTTTTTCGCTATTGTTGGATCATTGATATGAGCCTGAATTACACCTTTCGATATCCTTTTCGCTATTGTTGGATCATCAATATGCGATCGTTTTAAACTTTCACTCGTTCTCATCTTAATAGTTGGATCATTAATAAGTCTTTGATAATTACGTTCTGAATAATCTCTCAATTTTATATTATTCTTTCTTAATCTATTTCCTATAGTCTCATTACTGCAATTATATTCTTCCGCCAAATCTACAGTAGATAACCCAGAGATATATTTGTTACAGATTTCTTCTTCTGGTAAATCAAGTGTCATTATGTTCCACCTATTACACTGATTGAATACGTTGTATGAGAATCTGTTGTGTGAGAATTCATATCTATTAGAACTCTGGCATGTCTAACGAGTATTGCCTCATCCGACTCACCAGCTGCTATAGTATTTGAGAATGGTACGAAATCAGTGCCGTCATCGTACTCACTCCGAACCCTTATGGAGTAATAAAGTGAATTTAAACCCGTATTAGCGATTATAAATTCTGTGTCCTTGAACTGGCGCGTATCGAGATCTATGATCTCAGTGGCAGCATTAACTGTCGTGCCAAGTACCGGGTCCATCGATCTCGCAGAATCCCGGACGCGACCGAATAGTTGTTTTTGATTCCATTCACTCATTTAATACTCCTTCATCAACATTTATAATTAAATTTCACTCGTTCTATAATAACCACGATTAAATTGGTCGATAATCTCTTTTTCGGTCATCTTCCTTTCAGAAAAACGTCCCTCGAAGTTACCATTAGTCCAACGATCTATCTCGATTGCTTTATTCGGAGTTATTTTATATATTATTATCGTCATTGATTCCTCGCTCATCGAGTTTATTAAGGTCTATCTCGATCTGTTTGACCATCTTATTCACCATTATAGCACGATGTTGGTCGTTAGCTTCCTTTTCTGTCGGAAAACACTTTATAACTTTACCCTTGTCCGGACCGTGACAGTGTATAGTGCAATGTTGATTCCCACGTTTTTCTACGACCATTCAATCACCAAACACCGCTTCGGCTTCATCATCCGACATCTCATCGAATAAATGTAAGTCGTCTTTGGTGATTCGGTCTCGTCCATCTTCATCAGATATTTCTACTTTCTTCCGTTCCATCATGTGTACCTCATTTGGTTTATAAACTCTTCTGTTGACCCACCTTCAGATTTAAATTGATTAAATGTCATCCATTTCTTAGTCTTACGTTTTGGAGTTTTAGTATTAACCATCACATTATCTCCAGTAAGTTTCACGCCACCACCATAAATTGTAACTTCTTGTTCTGGATAATATTTACTACCGCAAGCACGATAGTCAAATACGACATTATCTGAATAGTTATCTTTATCTAATTTGAGCATAACATGTGATTTCGTTTCAGTTTGTGAACCCGGTGTTCGTTGCTTATGTACAGACGAATACCATTTAGCTAATTTTTCATTTTCGGACCAACTTGAAACCTTATCTGATAATTGTACGCTACCATCTGAATCGATACCTTCAATTATCGACTTCGCAGAATTTATATTAGTCTCACCACGATATATATTATCCGAACCATATTTACTGGATACTGTTTTGGATGTTTCCATTAATACTTTCAATGGTGAATGTAATATGTTATCTTTATTATATTCACCTTTCATTATATCTCTAACATTTTCACCTATAAGACTTCCATATTCAGGAGCGCCACTTAACCAAAAAGATGAAATTAAAGATTCGGCACCAAAAGTTGGTATATTGGAACAATATTTTAAACCCATTTTCGGTGAATATTTACCCTTCATTTCGTCGGCATCTCCTGAAGGTTCACTATATTCTGGAACAAAATCAGAAATATCTTCCACGTCCGCCGATAACGATTTATTATAATCTTTCGCAACTCCTAAATCTTCACTGATATCAAGATCGCCTAATAATCCGAGAGCGCCACTTTTCATCTCATCACCCAATCTTGATAAATCTAAAAATTTATCTGTAAGTGTCACACTTTTACCGGTGGCTATATTGGTCACGGTATTACCCGACACTTTAAAATCGATATGAGTTACAGCAGGTTCGTAGCTACCTGGAATAGTGATATCATCCCAACCTGCCGATCCATCTTCCGTGACACTCGTGAATCCATATTCTTCGCCTTTATCAACAGCAGTCCTTATGATATCCATTATCTTCTTACTTGGTGGAATGTCACGTTCCGACGTTTCCTTTCTACCGACCTTGAACCGTTGTTGGAACGTTTTTCCACCGCGATGAACGGTACGCCATTCACTTTTCTTACCACGTTCTAACTTCCGAAGGTCTATTTCAATCATTTTATATCCACATCTTTATAATATCACTTAACAGCTCCCATGAAAACATTTAATAATTTTCCAATTTCAGCTCTGTTTCCGGGATCTTTTATATATTCGTGTGCAGCATCGGCAGACATGGCTAATAATTTATTAGCTTTACCTAAAGCCACAGCTTTATCCGACGGTTCACCAGTGATAGAATTGGTATCTTTGATATGTCCCATAGCCTCATCCTTATTAGCGACAATCCTTTCGGTTAAACTATACAAAATTTCAGGTTTATTAGCAAATATATCACTCAATTGTCCACTTTCAATTATCTCAGCTAATTCTTTGGAAATATCCTTAATTCCAGATGACGCACCACTCTTCCGTTCTTCTTCTTCACGTTCTATCCTTTCTTTTTTCGCCTTCACTTCACTGGATGCCTTCTCTTTACGTTGAATTTCTTCTTTGGTATCGAATGAATGATAATTAGAATCATATTCAATATCTAACCCGACAGAACCCTTTAGTCGTTTCCTTACTAATTCTGCACCTTTAGTAACTTTAGCTTTAGCAGTTGCAACATCATCCACGTCAACGCGAGTGGCTGCTGTCGCATAATTACTCTTTTTAGTAGTGCCATTCCAGAGTTCCATCTCAGTTTCTTGGAATTTTTTACGCCATTCGACTATAGTCCTACCAGGAACTTTCTTTTCTTTCGTTATACTTCGCGTCGTAAGCGTTGCATGCCATCCCGGCTCACTGAATGATATATTAGTGGTATGACCATCTTTAGTTATCTTATCTACAGTAAGTGGTAATGGTTTACCCTTTTTAAACGCTGCGTCGATATCATCATCACTCATATCATTAATAGATATGTCTTCCATCGCACCAGGTTTATCCGTCGTCGTTTCTTTCCGACCAACACGTCGCTGTTGGTAGAATGTTTTACCACCCCTTGTGACCTTCACGGGTGCTGTACCTGTACCACGTTCAAGTTTTCGTAAATCTATTTCAATCATTTGTATTACCATCTCTATAAAGCTGTTTTAATTCTTTCTCAATACCTTTCTGTGTGTCAACAGACCATTTATCGAGTGAATCTTTAGTTTTCTCTTCCTGCTCCTCTTCTTCTTTCTTCTTTTTCTTTTTAGCTGCTCCGTCAATCACAACTGGGATCATTGCCGCACCAGGAGTTCCCATCGCAGCACTTGCTGTCACAGCTTTTTCAAACTTCTCGGCTGGTGTCTCAGGTGCGGCTTCCTCTACGGGAGTTTTTTCTTCACCTGGCTGTTCACCCGGCTCTTCATCCTCGTCTCCACCCCAACCGCCGGATTCTCCTTCTTCTTCCTCTTCCATACCCGACTTCATCAGCTTATCTTGTAGTGTCATTTGAGCAAATGGTGCATTGCATTCCTCATCCGCGAATTCTTCGCCACCATCACGCGATCGAATTTCATTGATCGTTGCAGTGCCATCCGTAAGTTTGATGTGGTCAATATCTACCTGTTGCTTTTCATCTGCAAGATCGAGTGAATCATCGAATTTGAATAGTATATCCTCACCGAAATACTTCCAAATTATTTCTCTATTAAGATAATTTTCGAGAAGTGTAAGAATTGTCTTAACGCCTTCTTGTTTATAATTCTCACTCTGAACGATTGCTGTTGCACGGTTTGTTTGTTCAGTAAAACCTAATTGTGATGGTGATATCTTAAACAAAGCAAATACAAGCTTTTGCATGTATTCAGACGACTCTAACCATTGATTTTGTTGATTAGTGAATTGTAATGGTGTTACCTTCGTACCGCCTGACGTGATAAGTGCCTTGTTGTAATTGTGCTCGCCCTTAAGCGTTTCCTTGTAAAGTTGCGCGCGTGCCTTTAACTCATCTGGATCTACAATATCCGGGTGGTCTATCTGCATTCCCGGAAACATTCCGTTTTCCCAAAATGCCCGGTTTGCATCAATAGAAGCTGTCAAGTAATCCATTACATCTTTTACAATCTGTAATGACGCAACACCGTACACAGACCGGGACTTCGGTCGTCCCATAATGTAAATGATCTCATCTTTTGAGAATGCGATTGGCGTTGATTGTATATTCATAAAAGAATATTGCCAATACTTTAGAATGCGACCATAAGGGTCGCAGTCGATCAGGAAACTTCTTCCATCACGTGAGCTTAACTCGAGTGGTGGTGTTTCATTTTTTTCCTTCAACGTTCCATCTTTTTCATAACATTCTTTTCCAAATATCTTGATTAAGACCCCACAATCATACATGAGTAAATCTGGTAACATCCGTCTGATTGTATTGTTCCATGACTCCATCCATTTTTTAGATTCGAAAAAGTCTGTTGCCTCATCAAGAGTATTCTGCATTGCATCAGATATCTCATCCTCTTCGTCGATAGGAACTACCTTGAAATCTGTTGAACAAACGGAATCGATGATGTGGGTGATTATCATTCGTATAATTATGTTATCTTCATACGGCTCTAATTCAGCGTATGAGATTCCAAGTCTCGGACGTCCGAAGACCGGACGTACATAGAAATCCTCAGTAAATACCGATTTACGCATTTGCTTGTCATCCGTGTATTCTAAAGATTGAATCGGACTTAACATAGTCTGATTGATCTCGATTGGTGATAATCTCCCTAATTGTCCCCCTAACGAATTATAAGAAACATATCCTTGATTTGCCATCTTTTTATACCTCTATTAATACTTTATTAATTTTAATCGCCAGAACCTTTATATACTATGAAAACAAACACATAATATGGAATACTTAACCGTACCCGAGATCAAGACTATCAATAATACGATTCATGATATGTCACATTATAATCCTAAAATTGAACACGTTAATGCATTCAATGTACGTACTGATAAGCTCGATGAACTTATCCGGTTAACTCCAACGAATACAATATCCTTACATGTTGCATCGTATTATATGAAAAATTTAATAATTTTACAGTGTTTTAACGACGGTAACCACCGCACTTGAAGCAGTCAGATTATTTTTTCATAAAAATAGTATTAACTTCAGATGGAATCCTGAATGTGTAGTTAAATATCAACGTGATATCTATAAATTAAGATATCAAATATATACAACATACGAAGAGCTTCCGACATCAATTTTAACAGAAGCTCATAATTCACTATGGTACTATTGCCAACATTGCATAGAAGATAATTTATCTTAAAAGCTCGAGGATTTCAACATCCTCCTCGAGCATATCTTTAATGAATTGTCTGATTTCTTCATTCATATCGACACCGCTTCCACTGAGTAATCATGTAAGATTGGATTAACCAACAATCGCTGGCACATCTCATCAACACACTTTTTCGCCTCATCTATATTTACGACATCGACATCTACCATAATCTCGCGCCCTATACTAACATTCTCGACCGGGTAGCCGAGACGGATCAACGCTTTCTTTACTTCGCCACCTTCCGGATCTTTTATGTCCGGTTTCAAATATTGAACTACTTTTATTTTAATCATCTAATAACCCGGTTTTATCAGTTCATCTTTATCACTATCGGGACCCCAAAAACCGTCCTGATAATAACATCGTGGACAAGTTGACGGATACCCATTACAATATCCGCCGAGATGCCCGCAATACACGAAACAATGCGGCTCATCGTCTTTCGATAACATGATATCTATTCGTCTATTATTCCATCCAGGACATACTCATCGTGATGTATAAAATATCTCACATCTCGTTCCAGCGTTTCAAGATACTCACTGACTTCTTCCGCATGTATTGCTGCAACACTGAATGCCTCCTCTGTTATAGCGCGCTCCATTATCTGGTACGAAAGCATAAATTTCTCTGATGTCGGTCTCAGATCTGGCGGTATTTCGAATGTCATTTAAACCACCTCGTTTACAACATAATTTTTCAGATTAAACAGATCGTCTCCAACTTCACGCAGTAGTTTCTCACGTTCCAGCTTCGAGATGTCCGCATACCGTATATTATAAACCGATTGTGCCATGGTGTCTATATAGTCGATCATCGTATCCTTTTGGTCTGTGGTTGTCATTTTGGTCGTCTCCTGAATGTGAATATCGTGACGGTATTAAACCGTCACTTTTCTCCTCTCTTCAATCATTCTTTCAATTGCCGCAGTACGTCCTTGCATCGCAAGAATTGCGATTTGTTCTACATAATTAACGGTTGCTCTGATTGTGGTTGTCATTTTGGTCGTCTCCTGTTCTATAATACTATATTGTACGTCATAGCTTATAAACTTTACGACTCAAAACTTTGAAAGTCAACAACAATTCAGAACATAATTCGGATCACACACTCTCTTATAAACTTCAATAACATCAATTATATTTATGTTAGTGTCACAATTTACATCCGCCTCGTTAACACATTCGAGTGAATATCCCGGATCACAGACGCGCTTATAAATTTCTATAACATCAATTATATTAACATTAGTATTACAGTCCACATCACCACATACTGCCGGATCTGGTTCACCGACTGTCGTTAATGGTAAGTAATCATGACCATCTGACCCGGAAGCTACATTCTCTATGAAATAAGGGAATCCACCAAAGCCGTTACCCGTTGTATCGCTACCGGTATAATCCGTGTAGTAGTTCCCGCCAATGAATGGACCTCCTATGATATTCGGTCCGGGTCTGCTCGTGACATTCCATAAATTGAGTACGTCCGTATCATATATAGACATAGCTACATTACCACCGATATAATTATCGTATAT